TAGTTTTATAAAAATTGAACAACTTTTTGTCGTTTAAACCATCTTCCACCAAGTTTTCCATAAGATTTTTAACCATATGTTTCACTTCTTTTGATTTAACATCAAATTGCCTATCAATGTATAGAGTCACCTCTAAATTCATGAAAGACCTTTTTTCAAGTTTTATTCCTTTTGTTCTTATATCCAAATCAACAATAGATTGTTGTTTAAAGTGTGGATTTTGTAAATTATAAATTATTTCTTTTATTTTACGTCTTGATTTAAGAATCGTATGATCAAAGTCATCCGTTTCATTATCTGGTTGTAACCAAGAATTTAATTTTAAGTAAATTGTCTTTAAGTTTTTGTAATCTACGGTACCATAACCGATTTTTACATCTTGGTATGTCCCTAATGGGATATACTTTCCATTTTTCATTATTTCATCATATTATTTTATTTATGGTGTAATAAAAATATAAATAAAAAAACTTATAAATCCAAAAAATATTTTGTATATTTTAGAATACTTATATATTATGATTGTAATTGATGTAACAAAAGAAAAAAGTCTTGAAAGTGCACTTAGAACTTATAAACACAAAGTTCAAAAAGTTAAACAAGTCCAACAATTAAGGGAAAGAAAAGAATTCGTTAAACCCTCAGTTATTAAAAGAAAAGAAAAATTAAAAGCGGTGTACGTTCAACAAATAAAAAATGGTCTTAATTAAGACCATTTTTTAATTCATTTAATCTGTAGTAATTATATTTTGAAGGTTTCATATCCTTTACTTCCTTCTCCACATTTGATAACTTATTTGTTAAATCCGTATCATTTGATTCACTTAAAAGTGAACCTACTTGAGTTAGAATACTTTCTTTAAGTTCTGTGGTTTTATTATTTAATTCATCTTCACTTAAAGAAAGAATGTTTTTTAATTCTTCTTTCTGTGATTCATTCATTGTATTTGAATACAATACGTTAAAATTATTTGCTAACACTGCGTGTAACAAACTTTCGTTTGGTGTTACACTACTAGAAACACTCTCAACAATATCTTTTTTAGTTATTAAATGTTCAACCAATTTTTTCTTAGCCTTAACCTTCTTTTCTAAATTCGATAGAGTATCTTCTTCAGATAAGTGATCTAACGCAGTATAAATTTCATTTTCGTTAATTTCAGAAACATTAACTTTCTCGTCCAATGATTGACAAAATCCTTTAAACTCATTAGTCATTTGTTGTTTTAACATAGACCCCATCCCCTCAACGTATAATTGAGCAGTTTCCTTATCTTCAAAATATTTGTTCTCTATTTCTTCATAGAATAGATAAAGTTCTTTAAAACTTTTATTTTCTTTAATTGTACCCAATATATCTTTTACCTCTTTCTTATTTTGTTTAGAATAAGATTCGGTTAATTTTGATAATATCTTAGATTTTAATAATCCGAAATTTTTCATTTTTGTTCGTTTAATATGTCGTTTAATTTAGTTTCTATCTCATAAATATTCTGTTGTGCCTTATTAATATCAAATAATTGAGATATATCATCTCCCTCACCCAACATACCTAATATTTTTGATTTTTTAGACTCACTTAATGGTCCTTCTCCTCCCGGTGGTTCAGCTGCCGGAGGTGCTCCTCCTCCCATATCCATTCCACCACCATCTGGTGATTCACCACCACCTGCCGCTTCAACTTTTGCTCTTTCTTCTTCAGGTATACCGTATTTCTTATCCACCACATCAAAGACACCAGAACGCTTAATGATATTTTGTGTATTTGTTAACTCAAATCCCATCGCCCTTTCAAGTCTTTGTTGTTGTAAGTCTAAAACAACTTCAGACTCACTCATACCCAAGATATTCTTTTTAGCCCATGTATGTGACACAGGTAATATACCAACTTGTGATTGGTCAGAAGTTGCGTCTTTATATAAAGTGATTTTTTCTTTCCATTGTTCAATACGTAATAAATCAGATTGTGCCGATGGATTTGTTAATGATAAATTAAAATTATTTAATTCATCTTCCATTCCCGTTAGGTAAAGATGTATTAATGCGATTTTATTTAACTCTTGAATTAAAGATTTTTGAATTCTATTAATTGTACGAGCAAAACGAATATCCATTAATGCTAAACTCTTACCCTCACCAACAACCTCCTCAAATCCTAAAAATGCTTTAGGTATACGTAACGCAGCCAATAATTTCTTTTGAATATATTCAATATCGGCAATCTCACCTAAATTTTGTGCTCCGGGTAATGTTTCAATTGGGTTTGTTTGTGATGGGTCACGAACAGGTATGAAATAATCTTGGTCAACCGCCATTTGATTATATCTCATATCTACTTGACCGTTACGTGGGTCAGAAATCTGATCTCTTTTAAATTTGTTCGCTACACGTTGTACGTAAGGTTCAATGTCCTTATCATCCATATTACCAACGAATACTTTGAATACACGTCTCTCAGGTGCTCTTGATGTTCTGTAAATTAACATCGCATCTTCAGCAAGTAAAAGTTGTTTCCAAATACGTCTAATCTTATCTAACATAGAAGTACCATAAGGTAACTTTCTATCATCACCTAATAATCTAAAGTGTGCTATTTCCCAAGCTTGGAATTCCATTTCTTTGGTTTTCCAATTAAATCTTAATTCTCTTGATGGTACTTTAGTGTCTCTAGTTTGAGTTGGTTGTTTTGATGCGGCACCTTCGATTCTTTCAATCTCAATATTTGGAAGTTGTTGACAACCAACAATTCCTTTCTCGGGGTCTATTTTTAAATAAACAAAATCATCACCATACTTACAAAGACCTCTTGTCCACATTTGTAAGTTTGTATTGATGTCTAACTTGTCATAAAATAATTCTTCCAATATTCCTTTGATTCTTTCGGAATCAGAATATATTGTTAATATTTGACCCTTCTCAGACATTGTTGTAGATTCTTCAGAATAGATATCTAAAGCGGCGGAAATTTCAGGTGTGAACTCCATAGATTCATAGTCATAATACGCTGATATTCTATTTGGTTCATAATATACCGATTGATTATATAGAGATTGGTCAAGTTTTGTCCACTTATCCGCAATGTAAGAACTTTGTTGTGCTTGCAACATTGCCTTTTCATATTCTTCTCTACTATCTGTTTTTAATAATTCGTCTTTACTGAAATTAAATGACGGAGTCTTGTCAACTTTCGTTTGACCCGGATATCCGAACATCTTGGTTAATTTCTGAAAAACTGTTAGATTCTGATCTGCCATGTTTATAAATAGTTTTCTTTAAGAATATATACTTTTTTATTTGGATTAAAAAGACTATTTCGATTTACCAAATAACCAAGAATATTCTTTATACGCCTCTTTTGGAACACCAGATGGGTTATTTTGATAATAAATTTGATTATTATCCATTCCCATAGACCCTATTTGGTCAAATGCTGTACCATAAGAATAAAACGACTTATTTGGTTCGTATGTTCTTTCGGACATAGTCCAAGAGTCCAACATAGCCTTATTTGCGTTTTCATTTTTTTCCAATTGATTGAAAGACATATCCGCGACATATAAAGCCATTGATAACCCCATAATCGCATCATCGTGAGTCCCCTTCATGTGGTCGGGTCTACCGTTCAAATATACGAACGTATTAAGTTCATTTAATAATCTACTTGACCTTACAGCAAATCCTTTTCTTAACTGTTCTTCAAACGCCGCAACAATTTGTGTTCTTTTATTATTAAAACTAAGACCTGGTATTTTTTCCATAGCCTTTGAATTATACTCCCATATGTTTTTGGTATTAATACCATCAATATATAAGTTCTTATAATTCATTTCTTGTAATTTTCTAGATGTGGCAACTCCCATACCTCCCGTTATATCAATAACAATAAACGCTTCGTATAGTATACCCCATTTATAAGCCACCGATGCCAAATCGTCCGGTGGTATTTTACCAATATATTCGGCGACTTGTTCCCTCTCATCAAAATCAATAATACTAATCGCAGAAAAGTCCTCACTATCCCCTCTACTTACATCGACACCCATAATATAACGATGACCTTGAATTGGTTCTTTCCATTGCCAAAACGTACCTTGCATGTATTTCTCTTTAGGTACACGAATCATATTTTTAGCAATATTCTCTTGGACGTCTCCGGGAATAACCCCATCACCCGAACCTAAAAAGTCACATTCTAATTCCTGAGCAATCTTACGTCTATCATATTTAAATTTCTTAGACATTGATTCAAACCAAGATGAAAACGGTTTGTATCCTCCCTCTTCCAATTCTTGATATTTTTCCATATCAAAATCGTACAACACAACTTCATTGTCGTCATATTGTTCTCTATTTAACATGTAGTGACAGATATCCTGACACTTAACCCAACGTAAGTCTTTAGTATAACGAGGGTCTTTAAACCACCTTAAATCGGTAATATGAAAATCATTCACTCCACGAATTGCTTGGTCGTAAACACCGTAATAGATAGGGTCATATCCATTTGGAGTTGATACAAGGATAATCTTACCTCCCGTTGATAGGGACGCCATAGATGCTGCCCAAAAATCGTCACCAGCTTCAATATATGCTGCCTCATCAAATACAAGTATGGTAGGTGTATAACCACGTAAGGCATCGGCAGATGTTGCCACCGCTTTAACTTCACATCCATTATTTAATTTGAATCGACTTTCAGAGTTTTTATCTACTGAGAACCCAACATTAATCCAATCTGGCCATTGTTCTAAGAAGTGACGAACTTTATTCGCCATTTCCACCGCAGTATCTTTCTTATTAGCGATTAATAAAACTCTTTCGGGTTCTGTTGCCTTTGCTGTTTGTAGTTTGTGAGAAATCCACGCCGCAGTTACGGTGGTTACCCCCGCCTGTCTATATTTTCTTGTGATATTCTCATTATATGTTTCATAGTCATTTATTAACTGAATTTGGTCAGGAAATAACTCTAACGGAACGTATTTTTTTTGAGTGTTGTCATATGTTTGAAGATAGGTCCTTAACGCATAAGGAACGTCTTTCATTATCTTCGCATATTCTTTTAACTGTTCTAATTTAGAATTCATATATGTATAAATACAAAAAAGGAGGTTAAAAACCTCCTTTGTATTATTCTTAGTCAGGTCTACGTATACCCATACCACCTAAAAAATCGTCAAAATCATCATCATCAGTTTCATCACTGATATTGTTTAACTTATCATCGAACTGATTCATTGTTTCTGTGTAATCGTAATCCTGTAATTCTTGTTCAATTGCTCTATATAATAAACCCATTAAATTTTTACCATTTTCTGAACCTGAAATAATTTCCTTCATTAATATTAAAAACTCCTTCGCTGGTTTTTGAATAATGTGTGAAAATAATAACAATTGAATTTTATATTTTTCTTCGTCGACTAAAACTTCCTCAGGAAACTGTCTTCTAACTCTTTCCCAAATTGCGGGACCTAATCTTAAGTCCCACATTTCTTTTTCTAATGTATCTTCACTATCTTCAATATCGGTAAAATCTTCTTCATTACCTTCTTCATCTTTTGGTCTACCTTGAATTGCCAATAACTCCATAACCCCTTTAATTAATTCATGAACTAATATTGGAAAGTTAACACCTCTGGCAACGATTGTCGGTGGGTCAGTTTGTCTATCTATACTTTCCTTCCCTCCGATTTGAGCTTCTCCTCCTCCGCCACCCATCATCATTTGCATGGTTTCATCACTTAACTGCCAATATAATGAATCGTTAATTGACATTAATATACCATATTGATTTACTAAGTTTTCAGAACCTGTAATTTGTCTAATTTTTTCAGCAACATAATGATACATGTAGTGACCCTTTTTAGATGCTCCCTGTACCATTGCGTTTATTAAACGTCTCTTTGCCTTTTCTAAACTTAACGTTTCTAATTCATTGAACAAATCTTGTTCTACGTTTACTTCTTGTTGAGATTCTTCTTCTCCTCCTTGTTCTGATTCTTTATTAAAATCATCAGTACTTATTTCACCAACACCAACGATTTTAGCATCAAACTGAACATCACCCTCTTCTAATCCCATTTCTTTCATCACCAATTCAATTGCCAACGATTCTAATTGTTCTCTATATTGACTTTCAGTTCTAACGATTTGATTGTGAGCGTTCATCATTGTCTGTGCCAATGGCATAACCCCTTCACTACCTCTTAATGTTGTGTTATCACCTGTATATTGTCTAACTCTTTGAACGACATCTTTGTATCTCTCAGACGCCAATAATTCCTGAAAATTTTTATTAGGTTCTTCTCCCGTGTTAGGTAATGGAACTTTTTTCAATGGCGTATCTCCTTGAGCCAACTTATCTTGTAATCCTTGGTCAGGTCTGTCCTGTGTATCAAAATCCATCGCCATCTCTTTCAAATTTTCTTTGATTAAAGATAACAATTTTTTCTTTGTAAATGACATTTTATTTACTTTTTTTAGTTTCTTTTAAAGCTTTAGGTTTTGGATTTGGTCCAGGTCCTGGTCTAAATGGAGTTTTTCTTGGGTCTTTGTTTGGTGTTGGTTTTGTACCCGGTTCCTTTGTTGGTGCGGGTTTTGTTGTTGGAGCTGTTTTAGGTTCCGCAGCATCTACAATCGAATCGTAACTCATAAATTCAGGAACCCCATTATGTCCTTTTTTAACCTTAGGACCATGTTGTACCATTGTATCTGATTCGTTAAGTTTAACACTTATTAATTCCATAATTTCATTTTTAGATGTGAAACTATGATACTTATTTTCCACTAATTTCTCAACCCATTCTTTAACTTCAGAAGATTTTTTAACTTCCTTCTTCTGCCCTTTTAATATTTTAAAATCTTGACCATCAATTTTACCATTGTGGTTCTTATCTAATTTCTTTTGATTACCTTTTAATTCTTCAGAAACTTCTTCATCCTCACCGACAACCCTAATGTTTTGTTTTGGGTCTTTAGCAGCAGCTTGTAATGCGGGACTTTTTGAAATATCAGCCATTGTTGCCGTCAAACCTTCACCTAACATTCTTTCAGATAACTCTAAAAGTTGTTTATCAGTAAACCTAACTAATGTCTTTTCTGACATTCCTTCCTTGATTAATTTCTCTACTAATGTTGACCTTTTCATACGTTTTTGAATTTTATTTCTTCTTTTAAAAGAATGTAACTTCTTTGTTTTAATTTTTTTGTAACATTTTCCATCGACTCCCCAAATTTAAAGGTCAGTCTATTAACTTCCACTTCAATATCAAACTTTTCCCACGCTAACGCAATCACACCATCCACAGCATCAATAACTCCGAAATAATCGGAGTTTTGAATTAATTCTAAATCTAAATCAGTGTTCTTTAAAAGACCCACCAATTTGACATATTCAATATCAGGAGATTTTGTTTTTGCGGTTGCAGATGAGGGTATTACGAACCACTCATCTATGTCAATTTCAGATGAATCACTAAAAATAAATTCATATTGTTTCTGACCTTTATAATCGGAACCAATTTCATTGACATAAATTAGATTCATTTTAGTTAAAATATTTACTTAATCTTTCACCAATTGCTTGATTTATATCGTTTTTTATTTCTTCTAAATCCAATTCTTTTAGTTCGTCTTTCTCTTCTATACTACCCAAGTCTGAATAGTTTGATAAATTAATTTCTTCTGCTTCAATAGGTGTGTTAATAAAAGATTCTAAAGCATCCATTGAGTCGTACTCATTCATTTCTGCTTCGGGTTCTACCGCAGGTTCTTCAGAAGGAACTTCATCTTCAGCGGATGGTTCTTCAGAACCCATTTC